CTTTCAGATGTTCTTGCAAAGATATAAAAATTGTGTTATACTTAACAAAGGTTGTCGGGGCTTTCACTGAAAGATATTCTTTTAGTAAGTTTCTCTTTCTTTCCATAAAATATAATGGGGGGAGGGGGGGGCTTGCCTAAAAGATGGATAGTACTACATAAACAAAGAGAAAAGAGATAAAATGATAACAGGTAAAGATAAGTCAATACGCTACGGTATAACAAGAGACAAGATTATAAGAACTTTTAATAAAAATACAGAAATACTAAGTAATGGTTGTATTGTATGGACCAAAGTAGTTAACAACAATGGTTATGGCCTTATGTGTATAGCAATTAAAAACGAGGCTGGCAATTACAATAGAAATCCAGTATTTGTACATCGTTTTGCTTGGGCCTTAAAATACGGCATGGATGCATTACCAAATGGTAATGGTCCTGAGCGTAAAGGCGATAGAATGGTTTTAAACCACACATGTTATAACCCTAAGTGTGTAAATACAGGGCATTTAGAAGTAATCACACAATTAAGCAATGTAAGCAAAAATAAAAGAAAGCCTAAAAATGATTAAAAAGGGCAGACCTAAATTACAAATGTCGGTTTGGGATAAGAAATATTATACTTTGGATTACAAACGGGATAAACAAGCACATGATAAAGTAAAACAAGAACGCCTATATAAAGGCTATGTAGACATATTTCGTTTAACCTTTGAACAAGAGCCAAACCAAAAGGCTATTGGAATCATCAATAAGGCTGTTTCTGCTATAATAGATAGGATATGACAGCACATCCCAAGTATGGTTTCTCTAACTCACCATTTTATTACCTTGGCAAATACAAGACTACCCAAAGACCCAGGGTATGTAATAGATGTACTCAATCAGCCTATTACTACCACGATGATTGGGATTGGTGCTGTGCTGCTCATCTTTTAGACTTAGTTAACATAGGTCAATTAGCCTTTAAGTGGGCAGATTATGAGGAAGTATGGCAAAGAACAAACAGGCTCCTCCAGAGGGCTCCAAAAGCGTCTACTACTGTGAAAAATGTGGATGTGGATATGAACGATGCTGTTCTATGGCAAGAGTCATCGGATGGGTTGAAAGCACTGATGGAAGAATATAATGGGTAGCCCATATGCTACGGCTGAGTATAAGCGTAATCGTAAAACTGTACTTGAGGCATCACAGTGGACATGTCATTACTGCAATGGGGTAGCAAATACAGCAGATCACATATTGCCTGTGTCAAAAGGCGGCGGTAACGAAGTAAGCAACCTATTACCAGCATGTACTAAATGTAATAGTAGTAGACAAGACAAGACACTAATAAGATTAAGGTATTGGAATAAGAGATACTGAGCATGATAGGCTATAAAAACAGGGAAGGTATTAAATCTAACACTATGACTGTTAAATTACAAAGAATTAAGATAGGCTATAACACTTATAAAGGCTATAAAGGTTTGATAGGTTATAAAGGTTTGGTAGGCTATAAAGGTTTGGATATACTAAGTAGTACGGCTTTACAAAGCCTAGTCCAAATAGTGAGACAAACCATCTCACATTGTGATACACTATATACAGCATATCCGCATAGCACAGATATAAAGGTTTGTCAATACCGTGCAAAAAGCACGGGATATAAAAGAACAAACAATATCCCTATTGGCATAACAAACCTTATATCTTGGTTTGAATGGTTTGGACGATATGAGGATATAAAGGTTTGAAGGTTTGTGAATAAAAGGTTTGAGGTTTGTAAATAAAAGGTTTGAGGTTTTTTTATTTAAACACGCATCACCCTGTAAGAGTATCCATAAAATATCAAACCAATAAATAGTAAAAGGAGTAATATGAGAACAGGTATGAGTCAAGGGCCTAGAGCCTTAAGAGATATATCTTCAGTAAATGAACCACTAGACCTAAGCCACTCTTTGGCAGATAGCGTAAGACTATCCATATCTAAGGCTACTTGGCTAGATGAAGTAGACTTAGCAGCAGCCAAGCAAGCATTGCTATTGGCAGAAACCATAGATGCTCATCCAGATAAGCGTCATCAAAACGCTCCTATCCTTATTGGCCTATTGTCAAACCTTGGTTTGCTCAATAACCGCAAGTCTACAGAAATGTCACCTGCTGAGATGTTACAGGCTATTGCAAACGGCTAACACTACATTAGACTGGAAGCCCACCTATTGGACTGAGCCATTATCTGAGGACTTTACAACTGATGGACAAAAGGTCATTAATATATCTCAAGCCTTATGGCGATTGCCAGAAAAACATGATGAGTTATTAGTATTAACTGACTGGCAGAAGTGGTTGATTCACCATGTTTTAGAACGCTATCCAGATGACTACTACGACCCGTCTAAGGCTGGTAGGCTGCGTTATAAGCAGGTAGTGATATCAATGCCTAGAAAGAACGGTAAGAGCCTGCTAGGTGCCTTATTTGCCCTGTACGGGATGCTATTGCATGAGCCAGCACCTGAAGTAATATCTGTGGCAGCATCTGCTGATCAGGCTAAAATTGTCTACCGTCGCCTAAAACACCAGGTAGATTCATCAGAATTGTTAGCACATTTCTTTAGTAAGTCCACAGAACATAGAGGACTATTTACCAAAGATGGTACAGGGATCTATAAGGTTATTGGTTCTAATGTTGCAACAGCACAAGGACTGCATCCTTCTATGGTTATCTTTGACGAACTTCATGTGGCAAAAGAAGATGTTTGGACTGCTATGTCCCTTGGCTCTGCCACTCGTACTGACGGATTGACCATTGGCATTACAACTGCAGGAGACGACACATCAAACCTGCTTAAACATTTGTACGAAAGAGGAATGGCTGCTATCCAAGGCCAAGAAGACTTAGAAAGGTTTGGTTTCTTCTGTTGGGAAGCACCAAAGGGCTGTGCAATAAACGACGAAGAGTCCGTTCGCATGGCAAACCCACAACTTGCATCTGGCATCCTAAACTGGGAGTCAGTTAAGAATGAACTAGCCACAATGCCTGAGCCTGACGCTAGGAGATACCGTTTAAACCAGTTTGTCTCCAGCATGAACGCTTGGATACCTGTTGGTGGCTGGTCTCAATGTGCTGATGGCAGACCTACAAACCCAGAAGTCTTTGCTATTGAGCGTACATCTGGTTGGGAATATGTAAGTATTGTGACTGCAGAACTAAGAGAAGATGGAATGATAGCCACAGAACTTGTTGCATCCTTTAGCAATACAAACATTGACGAGATTATTGAAGCCTGTATGAGGTTAGCCAAGTATGGCAAAACATTTATTATGGATGGCAATGTACTAGATGATCTTGGTGCTGCACTAAAACAAAAGGGATTTAGAGTACAAATAACATCAAACAAAGACATGATATCTGCGTCAAACAACACATACAGTAGAATAATGAAAAAGGAGTTACTTCATCCAAGAGATGAGATAGTTACCTTACAAATGCAGCGAGCAGTGCGTAAAAATAGCGGAGAATCATGGCGAATCGCCCGTAAAGATAGCGGAACTGACATAGACGCAGCAGTAGCAACAGTATTAGCAGTTTGGTTTGTGGAGACACAAATAAAACCACAGCAGATGGTTCATTGAGGAGAAGTAAATGGCATTTAAAGATAGATTACTTGGCAGACTTGGTTATGAAGTACAACCAGTACAGCCATTTGTTCCTGAGCAAAGAGCAACAGCAAACATGGCACCAGCAAGAGAGTCAATTAGCATCACGCCAACTACTGCCCTTAGCCTTGTTGCAGTCACAAGAGCAACATCAGTATTAGAAACTGCAATTATGCAGATACCTGTAAATGTTTACAGAGGTAACACACCATTGCCTACACCACTTTGGTTAGAAACACCAGATATTCAAAACCAAATATCACAAGCAGAGTGGCTTGGCACAACATTAATGCACATGGCTGTTTACGGTAATGCGTTCTGGCATATCCAAAGAGGTGCACGAGGCATTGTAAATATTACAAACCTTCATCCTACAGATGTGACGGTAGCAGTAGATGGCGATGGAAATATTTACTACACATACTACTCAAAGTATTATTCAGCAGCAGATGTTAAGCACATCAAACTATTCCAGAACCCAAGTTCAACAATATTACTTGGAGAAGGACCATTGCAGCGTCACAAATCAGTATTGCGTTCAGCATTAGACTTGCATCACTATGCAGATAACTGGTTTAAAACTTCTGCAGTACCAACAGGTACACTATCAACATCAGAATTTCTTTCTGCAGATGTAGCAAAGCAAAATAAACAAGCCTTTGTTGAATCTCAACAAGAAAGAAGTATTGCTGTCCTATCATCAGGTCTTAAGTACGAAACAATTGCACTTAATCCTGAGCAAGCACAATTCCTAGAAAACCAGAAGTACATTACACGCCAGATTGCTATGATGTTTGGTGTTCCTACAATGTACCTTGGTATGGGAATTGAAGGACAGGGTATGACTTATGTCAACGGTAACGAAGATAGAACAAAGTTATTTGAAGATGGATTACAGCAATACATTGTTCGTATCCAACAAGCAATTACTGACTTGCTTCCAAGAGGACAGTACGCAGAATTTAATCTAACAGAGTTTCTTCGTCCAAACGTTAAGACACGATATGAGTCATATGCTATTGGATTAAATAACAATTTCTTGACAGTACCTGAAGTCCGTGAGATGGAAGGCATGACAGAAATGTTAAATGCACCACAAGAGCCAGTCGCAGTTGATGTCCCAGTTGACAATCAACCTGTGGCGTAAAATGGAGTAATGACTATGAATGAAATGATTACCCGCAGTTTTGAAATAAGAGCAACAGATGCAGAACTTCGTACAGTTGAAGGTATCGCTGTTCCTTATAACCACACAATAGATATTGGTGGAGGATGGTCAGAGCGTTTTGAAAAAGGCGCAGTAGACCTAACTGCCAATGTAAAACTATTTCGTGACCACAATGACATCATTGGTGTAGTTACAGAAATGACAGAATCTGATGAAGGCTTGCTTATTAAAGCCAAGATTTCAGAAACAGTTTTAGGAAATGAAACACTTAACTTGGTTAAGGATGGAGCAATCCGTTCTTTCTCTGTAGGTTTTATTCCTGTAATTGATGAAAAAAAAGACAAAACAATAATTCGTAAGAAGGTAAATCTAAAGGAAGTATCCTTAGTAGCATTTCCCGCATACGACAAGGCTGAAGTTCTTTCAGTCAGAGAAGAAACCAATCAGGAGGAAATATCCATGGAAAACACAACACCTGATTACACTTCAGCAATTGAAGAAGTTCGTAATCACGCAGAGGAGTTAGAGCGTCGTTTAGATGTTATTGCATCAGAAAAAACACCTTTAATCTCAGTTCCACAATTCCGTTCATACGGAGAATACGTAAAGTCAGTTGCTTCAGGCGACCTTGACGCTTACCGTGTATACACAGGTGCAGATTCAGCAGACACAATCATGAAAAATGCTTGGGTCAACGATGTTGTTCGCATTCTTAACGCAGGCCGTCCAACATTTAATGTTCTATCATCTTCAGCACTACCTGCTGACGGTATGAATGTTGAATACGCAAAACTTGCTACAAACACAATGTCAGTTACAGAGCAGGCTGCTGAAGGCGATGCACTTGCATTCGGTAAGATTACTCTTACATCAGCAACAGCACCAATCAAGACATTTGGTGGATACACAGATATGTCACGCCAGGTTGTAGAGCGTTCATCTGTTGCCTATGTTGACACAGCATTTCGTGCAATGGTTGCAAAGTACGCTGCTGCAACAAACGCTGCTGCTCGTGCAGCAGTTGTAACTGCATCTGCAGATTTTAACACAGCATCAATTGCTGCATTCAACGCATCAGAAGTTATTGGTGCACTTGCAAAGGCTGCAGCAGATGTTAATAACAACTCAGGATATGCACTTGAAGTAATTCTTGTTTCAAGCGATGTATTCCAAGCACTTGCTAAGGTTGTAGATGACGGAGGTCGTCCAATCCTTTCAAACGCTGGCGCAACACAAAACACATTTGGTTCAATCAACCCAATCGGTTTGACTGGTTCAATTCTTGGTCTACCGATCGTAATGGACCCATCACTTGCAAATGGTTCATTCTATGTTGGTAACTCATTAGCATTAACAACATACGAGTCTGCTGGTGCACCTTTCCGTTTAAACGACGAAGAGATTACAACACTTACAAACTCATTCTCAGTCTACGGATACCTAGGTATTGCAGACCCAGAACCAAAAGCAATGACTATCGTTGCTAACCCGCTTGACTAATTTAAAGGAGTAAGATTATGGACTGGACTGACCTTAAGGCATATGTAGGCGCATCAACCAATGATGATGACTATGTAGAAGAGTGCTGGAACACATCCAAGGATTTGGTTGCAAGTTATATTGCATCTACCAAAGTTCCTGTTGGTGTGTTGAAGCGTTGCTACCTTGAGGTTGGTTCAGAACTATTTAATCGCCGTAACGCACCAATGGGTGTGTCTCAATATGCAACTTATGATGGTGCTCCCATTAATACTGCAAGAGACCCACTTGTTGGTGTGTATCCTTTGCTTAACAGATACATGGTGAGATTCGCATGAATTTAGCGGGAGTCAGAGCAGAACTAGAAAGTGCCATCATTCTTGGTGGTATCTCAAAGGTTTATAAGTATTTACCAGCAAGACCTAATCCACTTTGTGCGATTATGGAACCTGATACTAATTTTATTACTGTATATGAAAATCAATATGATGCAGACTATGCATCTAATTGGAAGGTTTTAATCCTTGTTCCATATGCAACTAACGAAACAGAAACAGAAACTCTTGATGACACACTTGACACTCTTATTCCAGCAATGTGGGAATACACATCAGCAACAACATTAACCGTAGATAAACCATTTATTCAAGAAGTAAATGGGTCTAGGTTTTTAGCAACAAACATAAATATTTCAATAGACATTGAAGGAGGAAATTGATATGGCAAGAATTAAAGGCAAATCAATCGTCTTTGAAGTCAACGGAACTGAGTTTTCAGGCGGAGTGAGCAATGTTACATTCTCATCAGCAGTTGGAACACTAGGTTTTGGAGATTACACAGACTCATTAGATTACACATGTGCAGTAACTGGTTTCCAGGATACAGCAGCAGCATCACTATGGAGTGAATTGTTTGATACACCAGGACTACCACTAACAATCACATTTGCACCACACGGTAATGAAGTTGCAATACCAAGCCAGCCACACTACACAGCCACAGGTTATGCGGAGACAATCCCTGACCTTGGTGGAGCAGCAGGAGAATTTTTTGTTTATGACTTAACAATTATTCTTGATGCAAAGCCAACAAGAGTAAACTCTTAATTAGGTTGTCATGCTAGAAGTTACAGTTAATAGTAAAGAGATCGTAGCATCTCTTCTAAAACTTAGCAAAGAGTTAGAATCAAACTTGCCTCTTAATAAAGAGTTAAGTAGAGATCTTGCTCAGAAGGCTTCTAGCATGGCTCCTAAACTTACAGGCAACTTAGCATCGTCTATAGTTGGCACTGGGTCAGAAAACAAAGCACAGATATCAGCAGGAAGTAATGCAGTTCCTTACGCAGGAGTAATTGAATACGGTTGGCCAGCAAAAGATAGAACAGCAAAACCTTATTTAACACCAGCAGTAAACAATAACTTGGACTACATTATTAGCAAATACAATGACAGCATAAAAGAAAATGTAAAGAAATACAATCTAAACTAACTGGAGGCAACAAATGAACGACGACTTAATGTCAACACTGAAGTGGAAAGAACTTGCAGAAGTTGAAGAATATTTAGATTTACCAATGGATGAGTGGACTGAAAGCAAGTCTAAATCAAAACTAGCATTCGCAATGCAATACATGATGGCAAAGCGAACCAACCCTGGGCTTACAATGGTTGAAGCAGAAGAGATGTCAATTCAACAGTTGACAGACCTTGCTGGGGTTGACTTCTATGTCCCAAAAGAAGTGAATCCAGCCTAATAACTATGGGTGATTTCTGTGTAGCAACAGGATTTACTCCAAAGCAGTTTTGGGACATGACGCTGGAAGAATACGGTGCAATTGTAAATGCACTTAACAGGAGGAAGTAAATGGCTAACCAGATAACGATTGATATTGTTGCTGAAACCAAGAAACTTACTTCTGGAATCAATGACGCTAATAGTCAGATTGATGGCATGTCAACTAAACTTAAAGGTGCTGCTGCTGCTGCTGGCGCAGCCGCATCTGCTTTTGTATTAAAGCAAGGCATTACATTTTTAAAGCAGGGTATTGATGAGGCTAAAGAAGCGCAAGAAGTTATGCGAAGAGCCACAACTACATTTGGTGAAGGTAGTACAGCCCTTGCTAAGATTACTGACGATGCAACAAAGTTCGGTAAAGAGTTAGCAATTGATAATGATGAACTAATTGATTTAGCAACACAACTAGGTTCAAGATTACCAGCAAATGTTCAAGCATCGTCTGTAGAACTTGTTAAGATATTTAAAGATGTTGAAGCCTTTACAGGTGGTGCAGTAACTGCAGAAGCAGCATCAGGTAAACTTGCCAAAGCATTTGCTGATGGTGAACTAAAAGCAAAAGAACTACAAAAAGTATTTCCAGGTCTTGAACAATCTGTTTATGACCAAGCAGAAGCCTTATCTGTTGCTGGCGATAGTCAAGGTGCACTTAATGTTTTAGTTGATGCAGGTGCAATAAAATATGGAGATGCAGCAGCAAAGAATATAACTGCATCACAAAGATTAGACACAACTCTTGCAAACCTTAAAGAAACAGTTGGTGCAAAGTTATTACCATCACTTGAAAAGTTAATTGGTATTGTTACAACTGCTATTGAAAAGTTTTCAGAATTACCAGGCCCAGTGCAAAATGTTATTATTGGTTTAACTGCAATCGTAGCAATTGGTGGACCTTTGTTAACATTCTTGGCATCAGCAAAGATTGCATTGGCAACTCTTGGCATTACAAGCAGTGTAAGTGCAACTGGTATTGGTCTTACTACAATAGCAACTAACCTATTAAGAATTGCATTAGCAGGACTAGGTATTGGTTTAATTATTGCTGCAATAGTTTTGCTTGTTCAAAATTGGGACAAAGTAACAGCAGTACTTGACAAAGTTTGGGAAAAATTTAAAGTTATAATTCCTAAAGTAATATCAACAGTTTTAGGATTTAAAGACAAAGTTGTTGGTTTTGTTGGAGATGTTGTTGGTGCATTTACTCAACTGCCAGCGCAAATGTTAAAGGTTGGCATAAACATTGTTACTGGATTGTGGAACGGTATAACATCAATGGCTTCTTGGCTAAAAGAAAGAGTAACAGGATTCTTTAAAAACCTTGTTCCTGATTGGGCTGCAAAGGCTTTAGGTATTGCTTCACCATCAAAGGTGTTTGCAAAAATTGGTAAAAACATTGTTGGTGGTCTTTCAAGTACATTTAACGCTCCTGCTATTAAATCTGTATCTAACAGAGCACAAGCAGGCATTGCAGTTCCTAAGATGTCACTGCCATCATTGCAATCAAAATCAGGAACTACTATTGTAATTAATGCAGGTCTTGGCACAAATGGTGCAGCCCTTGGTCGCCAGGTATCAAGTGCAATTAAACAATACGGCAAAGTGAGTACAAAAGCAGGTGCCTTTTAATGGCAGTTAAAGATGTGTTTAAAGTAGAACTATACAAAGAGTCTACTCAATCTTTTGAAGACATAACTTCTGGCATTCTTAATGTTGACATTCTTCACGGAACAGAAGTATACGAAGGACCACAACAACAAATAGACACTGGTTTATTTACAATTGTAACTCGCAATCCTGCTATGGACCCAAAGGTTAATCTTGATTTAAAATACAATTCGTTAATTAATTTTATAGACTTAAGAGATGTCCAAGAAGGCAAAACAAATAACTTCTTTACAGGCTGGGTGACAGATATTGATGTTCAGTATCAAAGAGATGATGATCCAATTATTACAATTACAGGAACAGATATTTTTGGTTTGTATCAACAAACAGTTGTTGATGAAGATATTGAACAAGATGCAAGATCCTGGGCTAGTGGTGTTTATGACAACATAGATGAAAACGGAGTTAGTTTATATTATCTTGTAAATATGGTCCCATGGACTCTTGCTGAGCCAGGAGAAATAGAATATATTATTAACACAACACCAGGAGACGCATTAGACCCTGCAACACCTGGAGATGATTACTCAACTTATGCACCAGCAAGATACTTGCCAGAAGTTGGAGAAACACTTTTAGATGTTCTTAATAAATATGCTCAAACAAATTTAAATTATTTTTCTGTTGAGCAAAGAATAAACTCTAGTAAAATTAAAATTTTTCCATTTGCAAAGTACAACAGTTTTTATTGGCCACCAATATCTGACCCAGCATTAGAGTTTACAACATATGCATTTAGTTCTGATCCAGCCGACGGTAGACCCTATGAAACAATCTTACTTAACAATGGTTATTCAAGAACAACAAATTCAATAACTATATCTAATGAAGCCAAAACATTAGAAAACCCAATGGACCCTTTTAATACTAAGATAGTTTCAAACTCAACTACTTATGGAGCATTCATAGACCCTGAATCAAATACAGAATATGGTTCTGCAAGATTAAATTTAAGTACTATTCTTCCAACTCTAACTGCAGAAGATGGTCAACCAGAAACATATGCAAAAAATATATTTCAAGTAGTAGCATTTCCATCAGATGAGATACAGCAAATTACATTTGATAATGGAAGATATGAGGATATACAATTAGACAGAACTTATAGTTTTTCTGGACTAAATCAGTTTGTAAGAATAAAGCACCAAGTAACTGACACTGAAACAATTGATAGGTTTTACGATAT